GCCGTGCGGCTGAAATAAGTAGAGATGAATTAAAGTTTACTAAATTTGTACAAAGATTAAGAAAGAAGTTTACAGAATTATTTAATGATATTTTGAGAACACAATTAATACTAAAAGGTATCATCGCTGAATCAGATTGGCCAACTATAATGTCATCTTTACATTATGATTTTTTACAAGATGGCCATTTTTCAGAATTAAAAGATACTGAAATACTAAAAGAAAGAGTAGGTCTAGCTTCTTCTTTAAGAGAATATGTAGGCACATATTTCTCACATAATTACATTCGTAAACATATATTAAAACAATCTGATAGAGAAATGGAAGAACTTGATAAAGAAATAAAAAAAGAAAAGTCTTCAGGTCAGTTTGATACGAATACTGGTGCAGAACCAGATAATACTAAAACAACAGAAACATTAACATAGGAGAAACATGAGTGAATATGTAAAAAGTTTTATTGATAAACTTTCTTCAGGTCAAGCAGCAGAAGCTGGTGAAACTTTTAAAGACGCTTTAAGAGATAAAGTAGGCAGTGCTTTAGAAACAAAAAGAAAAGAACTTGCAAGTGCTTTATTTACCGCTGAACCATTTAGCGACCCTAAGCCTGAAGTTGCTGATCCATCTGCTAGAACAGAACCGGTAGCTAATGAAAAAAAAGATTAGTGAAATTATAGAAAACGATTTAATAATTGACTCTAAATCTTTTAAAGAATTAACGCCTGTAATGAAAGAGGCAGTAAAAGATGTTTTTAAATTAATAGAGAATGAAACATCAGATATTATAACAAGATTTGAAGGCGCTGTTGAAAAAGTGTCTAAATTTCATAATATAAACAAAGATGAAATTTATAAATATTTGGAAAAAGAAACAAACGAACAATTAGGAGTTTAAAGGAACTATGGCAACATTTACAAAAATATTGTCTGATACAAAGACACACGCCAAAGTATTACTAAGCTTCGACAACGATTCTGCCACTACTGCGGCCGCTGTTGATGCAAGTGCTTTGGTTAGTCACGCAAACGGTGCTAAGTTACACATAACACATATTATTCATGGTATAACGGGTCGTGTACAATTACAATTTAAAGGCTCGTCAACTGATGTTGAAGCAATAGATATTACAGGTGCAGGAACTTATTATGGTGCTGTTATAAAAAATACAGCAACGAATACTGGTGCAACTGGTGGTGATATAGAAGCCATTACAGTAAGTGCTTCAGGATATATTTTATTAACATTGCAAAAAATAGGTTTTGCTGAAAACGCTGAATCTTTTGCTTAATAAATGACAATTTCAACTACTACACTTGTTGATGATACATTTAAAACAATTGTAAATTCTTCAGGTGTAGGTAATGAAAGTGAGCAAATGTTAGTAAATGCTTTTGATTTATTAGGAGCTTCAAGTGAACCTAAAATATCAATTGCAAATGTACATTACGAAATTGAAGGCACAGGTAATGTTACAATATTTTTTGAAAATAATAATGATAAAAAAATAACAATATCTGGTAGAGGTAATTACGGATTAAAACCAGGTGAAAATAAAATTAAAGACCCTATTGGAAACATTTTATTAAACAGTGATGAAAATGTAACTGATTATAGTGTTATAATAGAGTCACAAAAAGAATCAGGATTTACAAACTAATGGCAGATACAGTTACAACACAAATATTATCAGATACTTCAGGTGTTAAACTTGTAGCAAAACTTACAAATTTTTCAGACGGTACAGGTGAAACTGATGTCATAAAAATTGACGCTTCAACAACAACATTTATGACAGAAGATGGCAATAGAAAAATTGCAAAAGTATTTTATTCTGTTAATACAGCTAATACTAAATCAGTTGTAGAAATTAAATGGGCCGGTGCTACTAACGCAACTGCAATGTTTTTATCTGGCCAAGGTTTTTTTGATTTTAGAACAGCAGGTGATGAAATTGCAAATAATGCTACTACGCCTAATGGTGATGTATTATTAAGCACACGTAATTTTGCTAACGGTGACAACTATTTTATAGTTATTGAGTTTAGATAATATATAAATATACAAGAGGGAAAATGAAACTAATAAGAGAAGAAATACACGAAGCACAATACCTTGTAGAAGAAAAAGAAGGTAAAAAAGAATACAAAATTAAAGGTGTATTTTTACAATCAGATATACGAAATAGAAACGGTAGAATTTATCCTAATAGCGTTCTTGCAAAAGAAGTAAAAAGATATAACGCAGAATTTATCAATAAAAATAGAGCATTTGGCGAACTAGGTCATCCAGAAGGACCTGTCGTAAATCTGGAAAGAGTATCACATATGATAAAGAAACTTTATCCAGAGGGCAAAAACTTTATAGGCGAAGCTAAAATTTTAGAAACACCATACGGAAAAATTGTAAAAAATCTAATTGATGAGGGTGCAAAACTTGGTGTATCATCACGTGGTATGGGTTCATTAGAACAAAAAAATGGTGGCCATTATGTAGGTAATGACTTTTATCTTGCAACGGCCGCTGACATAGTTGCTGACCCATCAGCACCAGACGCCTTTGTAGAAGGCATTATGGAAGGCAAAGAATGGGTTTGGGACAACGGAATACTAGTAGAACAAGACGTGGCTTCTTGGAAACTAGAGCTTATAAAGACTAAAAAGAACGAATTAGCTGAGAAAAAAGCAAAGATTTTCGAAGATTTTTTAAGTAAATTATAATAGAAATAACTAGAATTATAAATATCTTGTATTAAGAGAGATATTTTAATTGCAATTAAAAACAAAGGAGATTTCTCAATGGCTACAGAACAAATCATAGAAGCAAAGAAGGAAGTGGTTGCTGAACAAGCTGACGCTCCTGTAAAAAATGCTGTAGCAGCTGAGCCTTCAAAGCTAAAAAATGAAGCTGAAGATTTAGGCACAGCAGTTGTAAAACCAACAGACAGCAAACCTGACGCTTCGAAAAACGTAAAAAAAGTTTCTGATGCTCAAAATGCAAAAGCAGCTGATGTGGATGTTGCAAAGAAACCAGACACAGAAGCAGGTGTAACAAAGATTGATACGCCAGGCCAAACATTAAAAGTAGAAGAAATTAAAAAAGAAGAACCAAAAGAAGAAGAAGACATTGACCTATCGGATGATGTTAAAGCTTTAATTGGTGACGACAAACTAACAGAAGAATTTAAAGCAAAAGCTAAAACCATTTTTGAAGCTGCTGTTAAATCAAAAGTTAAACACGCAAAAGAAAAAATGGAAGCAATGTATTCTAAAAAACTCAAAGAAGAAATTGATACAGCAAAAGCACAACTCGTTGAAAAAGTTGATTCATATCTAAACTACGTTGTAGAAGAATGGATGAAACAAAACGAAATTGCTATTGAACGAGGTATCAAAGGCGAAATCGCTGAGGACTTTATCAGTGGTCTGAAAAAATTATTTGAAGATCATTACATAAACGTACCAGACGAAAAATATGACGTATTAGAAGATCAAGCTTCGCAAATCGAAGAGCTCAAAAAGAAATTAAATGAGCAAATTGAATCTAATGTTAAACTAAATTCTGAAATTGGTAAACTTACAAAGCAAGACATAGTTGACGAAGTAGGTTCTGATTTAACAGACACTAATAAAGAAAAGTTTAACAAATTAGCTGAAGAAGTTGAATATTCTAATTCTGATGAGTTTAAGAAAAAAGTAGAGACAATTAAAGAGTCATACTTTGCTAAAAAAGAAATTTCATCTAAAAATGAAATTGATAGCGTATCTGAAGATGAGTCTACAACAAATGTAGATTTATCCAATGCTATGAGCGCTTACTCAGCCGCTATCACAAAAACAAAAAACCAAATAAAAATTGGTAAATAAGGGAGAAAAATAAAGATATGTACTTATCTGAGCAACTAGTTAAAAAGTGGGCGCCTGTTTTAGACCATCCGGAACTCCCTAAAGTAACGGATAACTATAAAAAGGCGGTCACAGCTGTTATCTTGGAAAACCAAGAGAGAGCATTGAGAGAAGATAGAGCATTCATGGCAGAAGCTGCTCCATTGAACAGCACTGACGCTACTAACATTCAAAATTGGGATCCAATCCTAATTTCGTTAGTACGAAGAGCAATGCCTAATCTTATCGCATACGATATCTGTGGCGTACAACCAATGACAGGTCCAACAGGACTTATTTTCGCAATGAGAGCAAAATTCAACACACAAGGTGGTGGTGCAGAAGCTCTATTTGACGCTGCTGATACTGATTTTTCAGGCAGAAACAAAGCAGGATCATCAACAGGTGGTTTTTCATCTGCTACTGATTCAGGAACTAACCCAGCTTTATTAAACGACGCTTCACCAGGTACTTTTACAACAGGTACAGGTATGACAACAGCAGCTGCTGAGTCACTAGGCGACGCTTCAGGAAATAGTTTTGCAGAAATGGCATTCTCAATTGAGAAGTCAACTGTAACTGCTAGATCCAGAGCATTAAAAGCTGAATACACAATGGAACTTGCACAAGACCTTAAAGCAATTCACGGTTTGGATGCAGAAACAGAATTAGCAAATATTCTATCATCTGAAATCCTTGCTGAGATTAATAGAGAAGTCGTAAGAACAATCTATACAAATGCTGAAGCAGGTGCTTCTGTAGGAACCACTACATCAGGTATCTTTGATTTAGATACAGACTCAAACGGAAGATGGTCTGTTGAAAGATTCAAAGGTCTAATGTTCCAAATAGAGAGAGACGCTAACGCAATAGCAATCAGAACAAGAAGAGGAAAAGGTAATATCCTAATCACTTCAAGTGATGTTGCTTCTGCTCTTCAAATGGCAGGCGTGTTAGATTATACTCCAGCTTTGAATAATAATCTTAACGTAGATGACACAGGCAATACATTTGCAGGTGTACTAAACGGCAGATATAAAGTTTATATTGACCCATATTCTGCTAACCAAGCTGCAAAACAATACTACGTAGTTGGTTACAAAGGATCAAGTCAGTATGACTCAGGTATCTTCTATTGTCCATACGTTCCACTTCAAATGGTGAGAGCAGTTGGCCAAGATAATTTCCAACCAAAAATTGGATTTAAAACAAGATACGGTATCCAAGCTAATCCATTTGCTGAAGCAGGTGCTGCTACAGCAACAGCGATTATCAACGGTGCTGGTTCTGCTAACTCAAACAGATATTACAGACGAGTTCAAGTAGCTAACTTGATGTAATTTGTAATCTGTTTTTACAGATATATTAAAAGGGAGAGCCTAAAAAACTCTCCCTTTTTTTTTATAAATATATAATATGGCTGAAACAATATTAGATCGTCAACCTACTAAATTGGACTATGCTAGTCCTACTCAATTTAAATTTAACATTACAAAGTTACCAAAAGTTGAATATTTTTGCACGGCC